AGAACTGTTGTCTGATAACCAGTTGAAGATTGTGTTTGCTAACGAATCCGCTGTTGAGTCGTTGCCGTCAGGCAATGACCCTGCTCGTGGTGAGTCGGTGTATTTGGTAATCATTGACGAGATGGCGTTCTTGCCAAACCCAAGCGAAGCGTGGGCTTCTATTGAACCTATTGCTGACGTTGGTGGTCGCGTTATCTGTCTGTCTACAGCCAACGGTGAAGGCAACATATTCCACGAACTGTGGGTTGGTTCGCAAACCAACACAAACAGATTTACTGGCATCTTTTTTCCGTGGTCTGCTGGCGACCGTGATGAAGCATGGTACGAAGCCAAGAAGCGTGATTTGCCTGATTGGCAGATGGCACAAGAATATCCGTCTGACCCCGATGAAGCGTTTATTCGTTCTGGTCGTCCTGTGTTTGATTTGGAAGCCTTGCGCGCGTATGAGCCCGAAGAACCAAGTCGTGGTTACTTACACAAAGGAATGGGCAAAGGTGTTTACGAGTTCAGAGAAGATGGTGGCGAACTTGCTGTGTGGGAGTTTCCCGAGCGTGGTCAGGTTTATGTTATTGGTGCTGACGTTGCCGAAGGTCTTGGTCACGGTGACTTTAGTTCTGCGCATGTAATCAATGTCGAAACAGGTTTAGTTGTGGCACATTGGCATGGTCATGTGGACGCAGACATATTTGGTGAAGAAGTTTTGTTTGCTTTGGGTTGGTGGTACAACCATTGCTTGATTGGTGTTGAGTCAAACAACCACGGGTTGACAACCCTGAAAGGGTTGCAACGCGTGGGATACAAGAATCTGTTTCGTCAAAGACGGCTTGGTCAGCGCAACCCAACAGTCAGCGAGACTTTGGGTTGGCGTACAACATCGGTTTCTAAACCTTTAGCCATTGACGAACTAAATGGAAACATGCGAGATGGTGCTTTGTATATTTCGTGTAAAGCAACGGTTGCCGAACTACGCACCTTTATTCGTGAACAAAACGGCAAGATGCACGGTTCGCCGCATGACGACAGAGTTATGTCTTTGGCTATCTGCAACCAAATGCTTAAATATGTTTGGCTACCTGAATATCGAATTACCGTTGCCCCCAAAAAGAATACTTTTGATTGGTGGAGCCAACACATTCTGAAGGTTCCAAAACCAGGAAGACAACCAATCGGGGCAGAAAATGTCAGGAAAGTAACGATTTAGGATTGTATTGATGCTTTCCATAACTTGCGAGAACTGTTCAACAGAGTTTTATGCACCAGAATTGCCGAGGCGGGGTGCTATTTGCTTTAAATGCCACATAGGCACGGTAAATCTAGGGTTTACCTACGGCAAAGAAGACTTCCATGGACCAACCATTAAGGAACGTCAGGAAAAACAGGTTGCGGATGCCAAGATAAATGGCATTAACGCCGAGCCCGTTGGCAGTCGTTGGATTTAGTGCCATGCCTGAGGTCTGGGTTCCGATTGTTGTCGCCATTATTACGGGCCCAGTAGTGGTGGTGCTTAGCAAGTTGCGTAAAGAGAACTCCGAGCAACACGCAGAAGGCAGAGAGTTGTTGCAATCAATCGGCGCAAAGGTTGACAAAGTTGGCAGTAAGTTAGATAAGCACATTGGATGGCACGAAGGTAAAGAGGACAAATAATGGCACGAATGACCAACACAGAACTTTTAACAAAGTATCGCAGCAAGCTTGAGCAGTCGCGCCGTTGGCGAACAGAAGAACGCTACGACGACTTATGGAGTCGTCTAATTGACTTGTACCGGGGCAAACATCACCGCACCGATATTAAAGAAGACCAGTTGTTGGTGAATATTGCGTTTGCAACTATCAACGTTATTTCGCCTGCTGTGTCTATTAACCATCCAAAGATTGCCGTTAATGCCAAACGACCAGAAGATGCAAACAAAGCAATTGTCACGGAAGCTATTATCAACTATTGGTGGCAACATTATGGTTGCCAAGAACAGTTTCGCCGTGCCGTAAAAGACTTTCTTGTTTGTGGACATGGTTGGGTTAAAACTGGTTATCGCTATGTTGAAGAAGAAAAAGCAAAAGAAGAAACAGCAACGTTTGAATCATATGACGAACTAACCACACCCGGGCCAGAGGCAGCAGTTGAATCAGAATTAATTATTAAAGAAGATAGAGCGTTCATAGAACGCGTTTCTATTTTTGACATGTACGTTGACCCAGATGCAACGTCAATGGATGACATTCGTTGGATTGCGCAGCGTACTCGTCGCCCAATGGAAGATGTCAAAAAAGACAAACGATACAATGCGTCGGCTCGCAACGATGCTGCGCCGTCGCATTATTCAAAGTGGGGACAAGACCAGTTTCGCCCACGCATGTCAACAGACAAAGATGATGCCTATGTAGAAGTTTGGGAATGGTACGACATTGACCGCAACACAATGTCGGTGTTTTGTGATGGCTCAGACAAGTTCCTTGTTTCGCCAACAAAAATGCCGTTTTTGTTTGGTCATCCATTTGTGATGATTCGCAACTATGACGTGCCAGATTACTTTTACCCAATGGGCGAACTAGAAGCAATTGAACCACTACAGCATGAGTTGAACTTGACTCGCACGCAGATGATGAATCATCGCAAGCGTTTTAGTCGCAAATGGTTGTACAAAGAAACTGCGTTTGATGCCGATGGACGTAATGCCCTTGAATCAGATGAAGACAATGTGATGGTGCCTGTTATTTCTGAAGAAGGCATTAACAATATTGTTGCGCCAATGCCAGCGGTCATCAATCCGCCAGAGTTCTACAACCAATCACAACTTATTTCCGATGATATTCGTTCAGTCTCTGGACTTAACGAATATCAAGGTGGTGGAATGCCAGAGATTCGTCGCACCGCTACAGAAGCAGCCATCATTCAAGATGCTGCCAACGCCCGTGTTTCGGACAAGTTGGCTATTGTTGAAAAAGCTATTGGTGAGTGTGGTCGTCGTTTGATTATGCTTGCACAGCAATACATGACTGGTGAACAGGCTGTTCGTATTGTTGGTTCGGAAGCCGAGCCCGTATGGTTGGAATTTGACCGCGATTACATTCAAGGCGAGTTTGATTTCATGGTTGAGGGTGGTTCAACCCAACCAGTCAACGAATCGTTCCGTCGTCAAATGGCTATGCAAGTTGTAGACGCTATGGCCCCGTTTGCTGGTGCTGGCATTATTGATATGCCAAAACTAGCTACCTACATATTGCAATATGGTTTTGGTATTCGTGGCGCTGCTTCGTTTGTAACACAACAACCAATGATGCCTGTACCACCACAGGGGGCTGGACCAGAAGGACAGCCACCAGCACCCCCAAGTGAAATGCCAATGCCAGCCCAAGAAGGCCCTTTGGCTGAACCACAAGAAATGCCACCTACTGGTGGCATGGCTATGCCGTCTAATATTCCACCAGAAATCTTGGCACAACTACTTGCACAAGGAGCTCCGTTAGCAAATACTCAGTTACCTATGTAACGCTTTTGCGTTAGGTATAGAGCAAACCGTTGGAGGACTCTATGAGTAATGAGAACACCGTTGATAGTGCAATTGAAGCCCCAGAAGTTGGACAAGCAGAAGTTAGCACGGAAATAGGTGAAGCCCCTGAAGTAGCCGCTGATTATTTTACTTGGGATGAATACGCTGACAGACCTGTCAAGTTAAACGTCGCTGGTGAAGAAATTGATGTGCCGCTAAAAGAGGCGCTTGCTGGATACCAGCGTCAAGCGGACTATACCCGCAAGACACAGGAATTAAGCGAGCAACGGAAGCAAGTACAGTTTGGTGTTGCTTTGCAAGAAGCCTTGCAAAATGACCCCAAAAATACTTTAGAGTTGTTAAAAGAACACTATGGTCTTAACGAACAACAATCGTCAGATGATGACGAATTGTTTGCAGACCCTACTGAAAAACAATTTCGACAATTAGAATCCCGAATCAAAGCATTTGAGCAAGAAAAAGCTGTGCGAGATTTGGAGCGTTCTGTTGAGCTTCTGTCTAAGAAGTATGGCGACGCATTTGATGCAGATGAGGTAATTGCTAAGGCTTTGGCTACAGGCAACCCAAATCTAGAAGCCGTCTATAAACAGACAGCGTTTGACCGTATCTTTGAACAAAGTTTGACTGCTAATCAGGTTAAAACCAAAAAAGCAGAAGAAGAAAAAGCTATTGTTCAAGCGAAACGGGAAGCGACTGTTGTGTCTAAGGGCGCTTCAGCCAAAAGCGCCGACGTGTCTTCTAAACCCGTAACCACACTTCGCGATGCTTTTGAATTGGCAAAACGCCAAATTAACGGCTAGCACTAACAACAGGAGATATTACTATGGTCGCTGCCAACAGCAACTTTGACAATCTATTAACAACAACGCTCGCCAACTATCGTGCGACGTTGACCGATAACGTATTTACCGCACGTCCTTTGACTTACAAGTTGATGGAGGGTGGCCGCATTCGCATGCTTAACGGTGGTACAAAAATCGTTGAGCCACTTATCTACGGACAGAACAGCACAGTTGGTTCGTACAGCGGATACGAGACACTCTCGCTCACACCGCAAGAAGGCATCTCGGCAGCTGAGTTTGAGTGGAAGCAATATGCAGCTTCCATCGCAATCAGCGGCATTGAAGAAGCCAAGAACAACGGTGAGCAAGAAATCATCAACCTTCTTGAAGCCAAAATCATGCAGGCTGAGGAGTCAATGCGCGAGTCATTTAACCAAATGTTTTTCGCAGACGGAACCGGCAACAGCAGCAAAGACTGGAACGGCTTGGGCAACCTTGTTGAATCAGGTAACACTGTTGGTGGCATTAACTCGAGCACCTACTCGTGGTGGCAATCAAAAGAAGATAACACAGCAGCTGCTTTGACTCTTGCTCAAATGTCGTCGCTTTACAACAACGTTTCAGTAGGTAACGACCACCCAGACTTGCTTCTCACAACTCAAACTCTGTTTGAGAAGTACGAAGCTTTGTTGCAACCACAGTTGCGTTACACAGACACCAAGACAGCAGATGCTGGTTTCCAGAACCTTCTGTTCAAGGCTGCTCCTGTAATGTACGATGTG